ACAGGATGGCCTTTCGCTTTAGAAATACCATGCTCTTGCTGAGATTTAATAGCTTCGGTTGTGTCTTCGTAAGTTCCTACAGCTCCAGCACCTTCGGCTGAACTTTCAGCTTTATGCTTTACACCTTCTGGAAATACGGAACCTTTAGAGCGACCGCCAATCCAGCTAGAATGATCGTTAATTTTACGTCCTGACATATATTTCTCCTGAGCCATTAGGCTCGTTTTAGTGTCATTACTTCTCTGTAGCATTATAAACGAATTCTATCAAGAATTCATTACATATTTTGCGCTTGCTGCTCTTGATCGCCTTCTTGTCCTTGTCCACCCATACCCGCAAGCATTTGAGCTACAAAGTCATTGGACAAGCTTGTTCTCTTAGCATCCTCTTTGGCTAGATCTTCCTTTGTTTGTTCTTGATTATCTAAAGAATCAATATCATTCATCTTAAGGTGTGCCTCCAATTCCCCATAACGATGCGCCACCTCGACCAGCTTCTCTAAAGCTTCTGTTTTGGCTTTTGTAGAAAGCGCGTTATTTTTCCCTATCATACTTAAACGCTCTTCAAAGAGGCCAATATTACTTTCAGCCCTTCCATGCCGCTCACGTGCATTGGCTATATTTAACGCAGCTTTAGAATAGAGTTCTTTAAGTTTGCCCTCTTCAACAGCATGTTCAAGATGCATACTATGCTCTTGAGCAGCAGCTTCTTTTTGTTGTTGTTGTTCGAGAATCTTAATGACTTCGGCTTTTCCGGTGATATTGAGTTTAGGTATGATCATTGCAGGACTGAATATCTCTTTTCCAAAGCGCTCGTTCATCTCAATCATTTGCTGTGCTTGAAGGTTCTGTTGTGTCGGAGTCAAATCGCTTTCCTCTACAATCGAATTGTACTTTGCAAAGACCTTAGAATAGAAATAGGGAGAAGGTTCTTCACCGATTAACATGCCGACTTTCTCGGCACTCCAGTTATTTAGAACCACCTGTAATAACCTGTCTCCCAGAGTCTTTAACGATTGGTCCCACTGATCGAAATACTTCTGGAATACCATCAGGTTAGCGGCTTGCTTCAGCATCACGGTTAGGCTTGAAGTCTGTTTATCTTCTTGGGCGGACCAGTTCTCTAGGTTAATACCTGAAGTCTTATACATCAGATCTTCCATCTGTTGCGCTAGGGCGAGATCAGATTCAGGGACCGCAGTTGGTATGATCTTCTCGCAGTCAGTCATCTCGAAGCCGTCATTGATAATGACATCCCATCCTTGTCCGGACTTCTTGAGGTTATCTTCATTGGCTACAGCACCAACTTTGCGCTTCCATCCATTGTTGATGGTCGCTACGGCTATATCGTTGTTATTTATTACCTTGCTGTTGAACAAGAACTGAGAGGACCGCATGGTTCGGATAAGGCCGCGCACGCGTAAATCATAGTAGTTAATATGAGGTTCATAATTCCATAATACTGGAACAAAAGGGCAGCCGTCAAAGCCGAGTGGGTTCTCGCCTTGGAACATCAATTGATCGTTCAAAACAGTGCATAATTTCCATGTAGGAACTTCAACTGTGACCTCTTCAAGATCGGGAATGTTCTGTATTAAAGCATCCATATTCCCATCGCCGCCAGCGAAGTCGAAGAATTGATTTCTGGATCTGCTATAAAGGCGTTTCTTCTTGCGTTTCCATTTATACCAAACGTATGAAAGGACCATCAAGTCATTGCGTGCCATATTGTAGTTTTCTGGCAGGAAGTAGAAATTACCATATCTTTGTGGTGTTCCAGACATCGGCATAATTGAAACTTTTTTGTCAGGAAATCGTGCTTCTGCCTCACGCTTTGTTATATATTCTTGGCACCAGACAAACTGGCTGTCTTCGAACGTTAATGACCTAGCGTATGGATCACAGAGGAAAGAGTTGTATTCCCACAATTTGACTTTCAGCTCTCCCTGAGCCTGATCATCTCCAGTATAATCAAGATAGGGCTGTAATAGAACCATACCCGTAATGGCCGATTGTTCGCACGCCCTTGAGAACTGTTCGTGGATATGATTAGTATTAGCTACGTGTGTAATTAGCTTCGTGTATTGATCAGTCGTCTGAGCGTCCGAGCCTTCCGATGGAACATAACTAAAATTCTTGCGATGCTGTCTTTGATAACCAGTCAGCATGTTTATAGGTTGCTGACATATATTAAAGTAAAAATTACTGTTGCTTGTGGTGTTTTGGCCAGTATTAAAGTAGCGATTTAAAAACTGCTGCTCGCCTGCATAGAAAAGTGTGTCGATGTTCCCTTGATTCCATCTCGACTGTTCCACGGGCATGAACTTCGAGCTAAGATTGTCGAGCCATTGCCTTACATTGCCTTGATTGGGCTCAATATCGTTATTCCAAGGCGGATAATAAAAGGTCACCGAGCCCCCTTAATGACATGAAGGTTTAAAATTTCACCTTACATTAAGGGCTTAAAAGGGTCAATAGTGGTTAAATTGCCAATAACAATTGATTAGGATTGTGTTTTCTTACACGCCAATGAAACTTTAAATGCTGAGATGGAGTTAGCATCAAAAGATTAGAAATCTCGTTGTTTGAGGGATCATCGTCTCTGTGATGGATGTCCATACCCGGAAGAACCTCTCCAAAGTATATCATCCATACCCAACGGTGAGCATATAAACCGCTGTCGGTTGTACAAACCCAGTAACCGTCTTTTCTTTCAAAGAACTTTTTGCCGAAATAGACTTGATAAGCTTTCATATCAAACAACTTTGCCATTATTTGATATAACATTCAACCAGATTTGTATTTCATCCTATCTCGTTCTATTTCTAAAAAAGCCAAAAGACTTGGCAATGAAGTTTGTAAAGTAAATTGAAGATCTCTGGGATTTAGCTTCATTTCTTGAACCTTAAAAAGAATAGTCTTAATCGTAGCTATTGTAAAATTAATATCATATTTTCTACCATCTATCTGGCTCTGAATGTGGTCCGGGTTGTTTTTGTTTATTTCAACAAGAAATTTGTCTTCTTTAATCATTAAAAATTACTCCTAAATCTATCTCTCATATATTGATTCGGATCATGTTTGTAAGGCTGATACTTGCTTACCTTATGGGTTAAGGCATATCGAAGTGCGTCAAGCGCGTGGTCATTTTGCTTCAGCGGCGCATCCTCGCCCTTCTCAGCCTTCTTCTTATCCCAAACATACTGTTCGATCTCGTCGATCAACACATCGCATTCCTGACAGACAAACAAGTTTCCCTGCGCCATTTCAGAGGTCATATGAGTAATACCACTCAACACCTCATTATCAGCGTCAATTGTGGCTATGCCTCGTTTCCGAAGTTCCACTTTAAAAGAAGCAGCACTAGGGTCGATATACACGCCGCGTAAAGTATAAGGGGCTAAAAACTCCTCGATGTCTTTAGCATACTCCGCATTTGTTTTCTGTCTTCCCTTTTTACCAGAATCCCAGACGTACTCTTTTTCTACCCAGCGGCACACCCCTTGTTGAGTAGCATGACCAGTATTAACACCGACCAGCACACACGCAAAGTTGTTAGTAACGCCATAATCTATACCCGCAATCCAGTATTCTGCAGCACGAGGGGGGCGTTTTACAACATGAATCTTTCTATCAAAGAAGTCGAAGATGGCACCTTCTGCAAGACACCATAGACCTAGATAATTCCTCTTATAGAATAGGCCGGATAAGCTCTCACGGACCATCCTTTTATACTCTTCATCGACGTATGGATTATGTTCTAGTGTAAATTTTAATTCGTAATATAATGGGTCGTTTGCGATGGCTTTATCTATCCACTGCTTTATCTTGTGAGTCGGATGCGAGGGGTTGCAAGAACAGAACAATTGAGAATGGGGATTAGATAGCCGCGTATGAATCATATCAATAATAGACTCAGGGTAAAGCGTAATCTCGTCGCAGTAAGCAAGCGAAAACGTCTTACCTTGTATAGCGCCGATAGCGCCTTCGTCCTTTGCGCCGACTGTCGAAATAGTCTTGTTACGAAACTTAAGCTCAGCCTTACCCGGGTGCCACGTGAGAAATGGTTGAAAGATGGCAAGAGGATTGTTCGGTGTATTGGACTCCATAAGTAAGCGGACCGCATTGTGGTAGATCGTAGAGGAAGAGTGGCCTATCATCCATATTTGGGAATCAGGACATGCGTCTACCGCTTGCATGAATCTAAATAGTGTGCTAACAGTTTTACCAGAACGGACAGAGCCGTGGGCTATGTTGATTTTCTTAGTGGAGTCTAAGATGAACTCCATCTGCCTGGGGGCTAAAAGATTTTGCATATATAAGGAGAAAGTATGGAAACAGGTTTTTTATTGCCACCACAAATAATTCAAAGGTTCAGCTCTTTGCTTTTATCAATGCCCGTTCCAAAAATGAGAGATGATTCTGAAACTTTATGGAATATGTATTCTTATATCAAAGACAAACTTGTGAAAAAAACTGCAAAACATCCTGAATGGGAAAATAAATGTAAAAAATTAGAAAAATTATTTTTGGAGTTATATGAGCGGACATTGGCTAAAGAAAAAGACCTCAAAGAAAAGAAGACACACCATACTCAGCAACCCTTCTATAGGTTTAGAGATCCTGATCAAAATAAGCGAAGATTATTTACAGGACTTAAATGCCGATCACGAGGTTTTAAATTATAATTTAGGAAAAACTATAAAATTCGAAAGGTATAAAGCATGAAAAACAAAAGAAAAGGTAAAGAGATTAAGTCTAAATATCGAACTCCTATGCCGGGAATGAGCCCACATGAATATCTTTTATGGATATACCAGCAGCTCAACAATCAGGCGGGCGTGAAATCTTTAATGAGGAGCTTGGCTGAGAAATGAAAAACCGCGCGAAGTGCAAACTCTGCAACAGCATCCTTGAAAGCTTTCACACTTACGACTACGTAACCTGCAAGTGCGGCGAGATCAGCATTTCTGGCGGCAATGATCGGCTAGAGTGTTCTGCGAAGAATTGGTCGAACTTTTTAAGAATTGACGACAATGGTAACGAAATCATCGTAAAGGTCAAAGGTGAATCTGAAACAATCGAAACAACTGCACAAGAAGTACCACCAATGAGTAGAGATGATAAGATCGAAATGCTCGAAGCAATGATATTAAACATCGAACATTTGCCAGAAAGGGCTAAGTTTGAGCCTATTACTCACATGGATATGTATTCTTATATGGCCGTTGTTTTATCTATTTTAAAGGAGGAAAAAAAACCTTAATTAATTTGCTTTAAAAAAATCTCCATTAGTTGTAAGTGTGGGCTATATATAGGAGATTTTATGACAGCACCTTCAGCAATTCCAGTTTACACACAAGGATTCGGAACTTCATCCACTAACCCAACAATTATTGCACAAGTAGCCCCCGGCAATTATTTGCCAGTTGGTATTAAACTTGGACAACATTGGATCAACGAAGCTGCTAATAACGTTTATGTTCTTACTTCAGTTTCAACGTCTGCCGGAGTAACAACTCCTACTTGGACCTTATTAGAATCAGGGGCTTCATCTTTCCTATCATTAACTGGCGACACAGGAACTGCAACACCATCTTCTGGTAACGTGAAAATTGCTGGTACAGCAAACCAAATTACAACTGCTGCATCAGGATCTACAGTTACACTATCTATTCCATCTTCACCATCATTGCCGGGGACTGTTACGGCCGCGACGGGGTTTACTGCAACAACAGGCAACTTTACCGCATCAGCTGCTGGAGCAGGTATAGTTTTAAACTCAGGAACTGCTTCAGGAACAACAACAGCAACTTTGAATGGTAGATCTGGCCAAGTAACAATTACAACTCCAACTATAAATGCAGGAGCAACATTTTCATTTGCACTGACCAATAGTTCAATTACAGCGTCTACAACCCAAGTTCTTTATGGTCTGACTGGCGGAACAACTGGTTCAGCTATCACAATCCAAAGTGTGACCAATAGTGCGTCAACATCAACCATTGTAATACAGAATGCTTCTGCTGTAACCAATAGTACTGGATCGCTGGTTCTCACATTTTTAGTCCTTAACTAAGGATGCTCAATGGCCAATGTTCAAACGGTATCAATAGATCCTATTAGAGTATTAGCCGAAGCAAGCATCGGTGCAACTTACGTTGCATTTGGTACGCCATTTACAAACCCGGTCCGCCTTATTGTCGTCGCAAACAATACTGACGGCGACATGTACATTTCTGATGATGGCGTTAACAATAAAATGTTTGTAGGTGCTGGCGTTACTAGAGTATTGGACTTAAATACCAACAGACTAGCAAATGACAAATATTGGGCATTCCCAAACAACACACAATTCTACATCAAGTACATCACAATGCCAACAAAAGGAGCTGTCTACCTTGAAGCTTATTGGGGGCAGTGATGCAAGATGTACGAGTAACAGCTACTATTCATGCAATAGAATCCCGAGTAGATTCTTTTAGGCGCGAAGTAGACGCAATAAATCATTATATTAACGTATTCAAAACACAGATTGAAGAACTGTACAGCAAGCCAAATGTACCAGTTGAGTTTGCAGAATTCAAAAGAACTGCAGAATCTTTTTTCAAAGAAGTCGGCGACAAATTTTCTACTAATAAGTTACTAGTAGACGGTATTAGAGGTGTATTAGAAATGCTTAAAAGTGCCGTGTCACATCACGACATTTTGATCAATCAAGTACGCGACACAATACCATTTATTGAACAGCGTATCACAGACACAAGCGACACACTATCACAGAAAATTGTATCCATTACGACAGCATTTTCTAATAAGTACGATGCACATGCAGACAGGCAAAAGAAGCAACTTGAAGATTTTAGTATGCACGCTTTAGCGGCTCCTAAATCTGTCATCGAAACCAACAAATCTATATCAGACAAAATTGATATTGCACTACTCGAATCATCAAACGCCATAGCTAAAATGTGCAATCTGGAACAGACACTAAAGATGCTCGATAGAAAGTTAGATGGCCTTGCAATACAGGTAAAAAAAGTAGAACTAGCACAACAGGGATAGGTGCATTATTTCTCATATTGAAGTTACAGACCTTGTAAACAATACACCTTCAATTCCTACAGAGTTCATAACGAATAGCGGTACTGCCGTACCTATTGCAAATACACTTTATATATTGGGTGAATCAGTTGCAGCAGATGGTATTCCTGTACAAACAACAGGCGCAACAGACGTTGTTACAATAAAAGTACAACAAGCATCTGCACAAGCATCATCCAGCGCAACAAATGCAGGACTTGCATCATTTAATAGTGCAGATTTTAGTGTCGATGCAAATGGGTATGTAACATTTACTGGCAGTGGTGCAACAGAGACTTTGACAGGCAATAGCGGTGGTGCAGTAGGACCTGCGGCTGGTAACATTAATACAGTTGGTACAGGTTCAATAACCGTTGTAGGAAATCCCGGTACTAATACAACCACAGTACAGCTAACAGGACTTACTAACCATGATGTATTAGTAGGGGCTGGCACAGCAACTATAACCAGCGTTAGTCCATCAACTGCTGGCTTTGTACTTACATCAAACGGTGTTGCGGCTGATCCATCGTTTCAAGCAGTAACTGCATCAGGTGCAGTAACAACCGTTACAGGAAATTCCGGTGGTGCTGAAGTGCCACTTGCAGGAAACTTTAACATACTTGGCACAGGAAGTATCACAGTTGCTGGTAGTGCTAATACAGAGACGGTACAACTTACTGGACTTACTAACCATGCATTACAGGTCGGAGCTGGTACAGCGACACTTACTCAACTTGGTGCTGGCACAACTGGTCAAGTGCTACAAACTAATACCGGAGCTGATCCTACTTGGAGCAGTGCAACCTATCCATCTACAACGACTATCAATGACGTTCTTTATAGTTCTGCAAACAACGTCGTAGGTCAAGTCACAGCTGCAAATAACGGCGTCTTCATATCAGGAACTACAGGGGTTCCATCATGGCTTGCTGCTGGCACTACGGGGCAAGTCTTAACTGCTACAACAGGCTCACCTGCAACTTGGGCAAGTCCGGCAACATCCGGAACTGTAACATCTGTATCCGTAGTAAGCGCAAATGGTTTTGCAGGAACTGTTGCAACTGCTACTACTACTCCAGCAATTACTCTGACAACCACGCAAACAGGACTCTTATCAGGTAACGGTACTGCTGTTACTGGCACAGCAATTACACAGTACAATGTACTCACAGCAGGAGCATCTAATGCACCAAATAGCGTAGCACCAAGCGCTACAAGCGGCGTGCCACTTATTAGCCAAGGTGCTGCATCGCAACCTGTATTTGGTACATCGGTAGTAGCGGGTGGTGGTACAGCAGCGACAAGTTTTAATACAACAGGCGTTGTCATATCCGGTGCAACATCTACAACAGCATTAAGTGCTATCACACTAACTGATGGTCAGCTTGCAATAGGAAGCAGTGCGGGCAATCCAGCCGCAGCAACACTTACTGCGGGCACTGGAGTAACCATCACGAACGGGCATAATTCGATTACGATTTCATCGAGCAGCGCGGGTTTTACTTGGAATGATGTAACAACCACTCCTACGACAATGGCCGCTGAAAACGGGTACATTGCCGATAGCTCTTCTTTTTTACAATTTGTTTTACCAACTAACAATAGTCTTGGCGATACGATTAAGGTCGTTGGAAAAGGGACTGGTCTTTGGACTGTCATAACAAATGGAGCAAGCAGTTCATATATAAACTTCGGATCACTTTCATCTACCCCTAGTGTTGGATTTTTAACATCAACTAACGCCAATGACTGTATTGAGCTTGTTTGCACAACAGCTAGTGCATCTTCTCCTATTTGGACAGTTGTTAGCTCAATCGGGAATATACAGGTGGGTTAATATGGCAAACTATAACAACGCAGCAGATCTTCAGTTAACACGTTATAATGTAATAACAGGCGGCGCAAGTAACGTAATTAATAACGTTGCACCGAGCGCAACATCTGGCATTCCCTTAGTTAGCAATGGAAGCTCATCCCAACCAAGTTTTACAACTGCGGTAGTTGCTGGCGGTGGAACTGGCAATACAACCTTTACAGCTTATTCAGTTATCTGTGCTGGCACAACTGCAACAGGAGCTTTTCAAAACGTATCAGGAGTTGGATCGTCAGGACAAGTCCTCACTTCGAATGGCGCATCGGCACTTCCGACTTGGCAAGCTGCATCGATGCCTGCATTAACAATCACCACCGTCGCTCATGCAGCATCACCCTATACAGTTCTAGCAGCCGATCAATTTCTAGCCGTCAACGTCTCAGGTGGCGCGGTCACTATCAAGCTTCCAAACGCTCCGACAACTGGCCGTGTCATCTACGTCAAAGACTCAACAGGAGCTGCTGCAACTAGCAATATAAGCGTAACAACGGTCGGTGGCACTGTCACGATTGACGGCCAAACGACTTACACGATGGCGACAAATTATCAATCATTAAGCCTTATCTTCGACGGCTCAAATTATGAGGTGTTCTAATGTCATACAATGGCCCATTACCACAAGTAGTTAATGCAGGAGGAACTGGAAGAGCAACCCTTACAAATCATGGGGTTCTTGTCGGCGCTGGCACTTCTAATATTACTCAGCTCGCAGCAGGAAGCGCAAATCAAGTTTTACAATCTGGGGGTGCTTCTGCAGACCCAGCTTATTCGACAGCAACCTATCCAGCAACAGCTACAAGCACAGGCGTAATTCTCCGAGCTGACGGCACGAATTGGAGCGCGACAACCGCGACTTATCCAACTACGACGACATCTCAACAGATTCTATATTCTACAGCCAATAGCGTGATTGGGGAATTAACTACAGCTAACAGCAAATTTCCTGCAACAAATAGTTCTGGAACGCTTGCTATGAGGGCTTTTTCTGTAGTTCGTCAGGTCTTTACTTCAACAGGAACTTATACACCCACAGCCGGAATGCTTTATTGTGATATTGAGGCAGTTGGAGGCGGAGGAGGTGGTGGTGGTGCAGCCAGTGCGGGTAGCAATTCAGCACAAGGCGGAGGAGGTGGTGGTGGTGGTGGCTATGCACGTGGAATTTTTTCATCAGCCACAATTGGAGCGTCTCAATCCGTTACCATAGGAGCTGCAGGTTCAGCAGGATCAAATTCAGGCGGAACAGGAGGAACTGGCGGCACTACGTCAGTTGGATCAACTTTAATTTCTGCAACGGGTGGAGTAGGAGGGGTTAACTTAGGAAATGCCGTTCCATCACCAGGAGGAGCTGGAGGGGCAGGATCAAGCGGTGATTTTCAGACCAACGGAAGTCCAGGATGTGATTCAGTTGAATATGCTGTTGCCACTTCTTATCAAGGAACTTCCGGAAGTGGAGGTTCTAGTTTTTTTGGTGGAGGTGCCAAAGGTGTCAATGGAACGGCAGCGGGATTAAATGCTCTTTCTTATGGTGGGGGAGGAAGTGGAGCAAATAGTCTTAATGCGGGCGGAGCAAATATTGGTGGAACGGGTGCTAAAGGCGTCGTAATTATAACAGAGTACATCATCAACTGAGGACACATGACAGCAAATAACAACCCAACAACTCCAGTTTCATTCGACGCCCTTGCAGTAGGCCGTAGCAGCACAATAGCTTTTATAACGGTCTTCAACACACGTAATCCTAACTCTGGGGACGTAAACTATCCTCTTCAACAGCGCTGGTACAATACAGAGGCGGAAAGCGAATGGATTCTTACTGGATATAGCATTCAATCTGAAGTCAAAACAGCAGTTTGGCAGCCTATTAGTGTATCGGCTATTGCAGTAACTGAGACATTGACCGGAAATTCCGGCGGTCCTGTCGGAGTTGACTCAAACAATAATATTAACGTTGTCGGCGACGGCACTACAATAAATATCGTTGGCAATCCTTCAACACATACATTAACAGCCAGCATCGCAACCGACGTTCTTACAACACTGGCCGCTAATACTGGCAGCGCGACGGGATCAAGTAATACTATAACAATTGCAGGCGGAACTGGCATTACAACCAGCGCAACGGGATCAACTGTCACTGTTTCAACAGCGGGTGATGTAGCAACGCTTTACACAGAAGATAGTGGAACAGCTACTCCATCTGGTGGAAACATTATATTTCATGGAATAAATGGAATAACAACCTCTGGATCTGGAAATACCGTTACCATTTCGGTAACAAATGGCCCTCCAATTCTTAAAGTCAACATTCAAACTTTTTCTACATCAGGAACCTATACGCCCAGCGCAGGACTTTATAATGCTATCATAGAAACTTTAGGGGGCGGAGGCGGAGGCGGGGGAACTCCAGCCGCACCATCTGGTCAAGCATTAGCAGCGGGTGGTGGCGCGGGCGGGGGATATGCACGCGGCTCATTTACTGCTGGAACCATTGGATCATCTCAAACTGTAACCATTGGAGCTGGAGGCAGTGGAGCATCAGCCGGAAACAACGCAGGGTCCGCAGGCGGAACGACTTCTGTGGGCTCATTGATTTCTGCTACAGGCGGTGGCGCTGGAGCTGCCAGCGGAGCAAACAACATGAGCGCAACTGGCGGCGTTGGAACTGGAGGAACTGGTGGTGCTGGAACTGGCGGCCAAGTAAACACAACTGGAGCTCCTGGCGGAACAGGATTTATATATTTTAGCACATCGACTGGCAACTTTGGCGCTTCAGGCGGAATCGGCGGGTCTACTTATCTAGGCGGAGGCGGTGCGGCTGGTATAGCATCTGGCGCAAATGGTGGAAATGCTACATCGGCTGGCGGCGGAGGAAGTGGAGGCGGAGATGTCAACGCTACATCTGCAAGAAGCGGCGGAAATGGTTTTGCAGGATTAGTTATAATTACGGAGTACATCACATGAAAAAACACTGGTATCTGCTCTACATTTTTTTCATTCTTGGAGCTATAACTGGATGCGCTCTTACGATCACGATCAATGAATCATTGAAGCATGATCATGCTAACCATTATTGGCTGCAAGACTAATCGAGCCATATCAGGCATTCGACAAAGCTATCTATTTCCTTAAAGGCATTTTTAATGGCATCAGGGTTTTTATTGCCGGACTTCATTTCTATTCTATAAATCAGATAGGTTTTCATAAAAAGATTCATGGCTTGATCAGGCAAAAGATAGTCATCTCTTTCTTTAATATAAATATTGCTTAATTCTTCATTGCCTTCATAGATAGCCTGCCAGACGAACCTATCTTCCCATGCGACAAGTGGTATTGGAATAGACGAGGTCGCTAATAGAGTTGCAAGAATCATGATCATATGGTGCATAAGTGCAAACTTTAATTCAAGTCATCCGGCTCATGAAACTTCATCTGTATCCCGCCATCCTTTGTCTCACGAATAACGATCAAGCTATGAGCTCTTTCGATCTCGTAGTTGATGAACCTCTTCAGCTCATCTTTAGCCAGCTTCCAGTGAACGGGATCAGCAAACATCTTATTATATAAGGTGTAGCGCTTGATCTGCGCTGAGAGCTTTTCTTTGATGTCTTCGACGTAGTCTTCTTGATCTTCGAAAATGGTATAGGGTTCTTTTTTGGTAGGTCGCATAGATCATGCTATTGCACTCACAAAGGAAATAAGTCAAACGGAAAGAAAAGAGTTGCCGTTGTGCGAGGCTTTTTGTGAAGAGCTTGTTAAGATCGACCCCTGCTCAAACCAAATTTATATGTTTTAGAATAAAGACTTTGGTTTCAAAAACCCCTTACGATAAATAAAGTTTTTTGGGCTAACGTAATAGCTATTATCAGACGATAAGCGATTTCTTTACGGTTGACAAGAATCAATCTTCATCGTCCGCAGGCTCTTCTGCGTTTGTGATAAAACCTCTTGTCGCAAAGCTTGCAGTGGTAGGTCAGAAGGGTGGGCATTAAGAGTCTTTGTCCTTTTTCGCCTTTTTCCAAGCATCATCCAAAAATTCAGAAAGTTTGTCTTCTAGTTCCTGTCTTCTTTTAGAGGGAAAGGCTTCGGCTTCTTCTTTTCTGGAGAACTTCATTTCCGTCGCTTCTGCCGTCATTAGAGCTCCGTAAGCTGCTGACAATAACATCAGCGCTCTTATGTGCATGTAGGAAAAAGGCCGCTTTTCTTCTAATTCTTCGCTCATATCAATAAACCCCTACTTTAAGTTAATCATATCAATCTGCTCAGCCTTAACATCGACAGGCTTAGCTTCCATAGCAATCTTTTCTTCGACCCATTTTAGATAGGACTTAGAGAATTTGTCAGTATGTTTTATCGCCTGCTTGATCGTGTCGTCGGCGGATTTACCGCTTTTCTCGGAGATGAACTTCACGAAGTCGTCTAGATCGTAGTCCATATTCTCTATCTCTTTGAACTTGTCTTTGAAAGCGGTTTTGCTTTCTTCGTTTACTGGAGAAACTTCAGCTATTTCAACGACTTCAACCGTTTCTTTATCATCTTCTACTTCGCCCTCAACATAGGCTTTCGTTGCTATATCTGGAGCAAGACGACGTCTCAGTCTAGAAATACATCTAGCAAAAAGCATATCAGAAGTGTTTTTTTCCCACGCTCCACCGCTTTTAACCAAATTAGCTTTTCTCGCGTCTTCAATCGTATAAATAGACGTGTATTCGTCCCCAGTATCGCTTCGCTTCCCATAAATTTCGCAGCGGGTGTTGTCTGATTGGGTTATTTTTAGTCGAACTCCAGCCCCCCTTAATAAGGAATGCATCAATTCAGCGCTCATGGTTATTTTCCCTTGCACATTTGAAAATCCGCCCATAATAGCCGTCATTGGACTTACGCCGATTTCTCTTGCATACATGGCTATGCACATAACGCCTGGCATTCCTCCAAGGGATTGAAAATACTTGGAATCCACAGCATATTTGCAAATGGTTTCTAATGCCTGCATTTCGTGAGTTGTTGGAATTAGTGATATTTCTTTAGTCATTTTTCCTATGTCTCCTTTGATGACATTTATTACAGAGCCAAATTACTTCCAGTGGTTTCGAATAATTCTCATGATGTCCATGAATTCTTTCTTTTGAACCACATTCCTGACATGCGTCGAATTTGATTATATGTCCTTTCGACACATGGTAGTTCAATATCTTTCTGGCGTTAATTTTGTCTCTGTGTTTTTCTCTTTCTTTTCGGCTTTCTTCTCTGCTTCGATATAATCCGCGAAGCCTATTGTATTTCTCTGCATTTAATGCTTTATAATCGCGTGCTTTTTTTCTGTTTTCTGGCGACTTTCTTTTCGCATTAACTTTTTCTTTATTTCTATCATACCAGAGTTTGTTAAGGCTGATAATCCGCTCTCTGTTTAACAGCCTTCGAGCGTTTCTGCATTTCTTACAGTCGCCTCTGAGACCACATTTAGTTTTGTTTGATTTCCCAAAGTCATCAAGAGCTTTCATTTCTTTACAGCGAGAGCAAAGTTTATGGCCATCGACAATCTTGGTTTCTTCAACCACGGCCCTCATCCCTCTCCCTGTTTTATAACTTGATCTCTCAGCATAAACATCTCATCCATGAGCGCTTTTTTGCTTTTCTCTAGCTCTAATATCTGCTCGTCGAGCTCGTCTATTTTATCATAGACGCACTCTAAAAGCCTCTCTTCTTTAGTCATTGCCCATTTAGAGGAGTCCATTATTCTTCCCCCTCAACTTCATATAATAGGTCATAGCAAAGAGTCATCGCTCTACTACAAAGCTCGAATGTTTTTCTTAACTCGGCGGCCGTTGAAGTGTCCTGATGCCTTAAAGTTCCCTCGAGAAGAGACTGAACTTTGTAAATATAATCTTTCATTCTTTCGTCTAAGGCTTGCATTACTTCCTCCTCACTACGAACTTCTTATCCTTAACAATTCTCACCCCCGGAATGTCCTGCATCCCAAGATCAATATGTCTTTGAATCAACTTCTCGTCTACAACCCAATAAATATCGGGAATAAGCTTCACGTCCACAATCTCGAACGTGGTCACTTCCTTGTAGTAGCTCGAAGCCTTAGAGCTCTGCATCAGCCTAGCTTCGTCTGGGATTAAGATATCAATGCCCAGCTTCTCGGACAGCTCCTTAACGGACTCTTGTGCCGCGGCCATCTTTGCCTCTTCAGCCTTCTGGAAAATCGCAATCTTAATCTTGATCTCATTCTCAGCGATATTCAGGATCTCTTGCAGCCCCTTAGACGCGTCATTAATCATCTGTACCGATTTACGGTACGGCTCAATCGCTTTCTTGCGGAGGTCTTCGAGGGTCTTGTTTAGAGTTCTAACATCCGATGTAACATCGAGAGCAACGCTGCATTCTTCCTGTGTCTCAACGGACATGTTTTTAGCTATGAGAGATAGCTTGCTAATTGTGGGGAGATGTTGCTCCATTTCTGATATTGCAGGATGCCGATTTACTTGCATCACTTCAAAATCATCTTTTAAGAAATCCAGGAAGTCTGTATCTTGTTTAGTATCATTCATAAGGCTCCTACCTTGGTTTGATTCTTCTTATTCAGGTTATGCTTATTACTAGCCCGGCGCTCATCTGCCGGGCTTTTTTCATTTCCACTCGTCTTCCGCATATGCTTTTGAAAGCAGTCCGAACATTAAAACGACCTCTTCTGGGGTCATTTTCATTCGCTTTAGCATGCTCATCAAGAAAGTAATAGTCGTCTCAACAGCTTCTTTTGGGGAGATTTCATTCAGCTCGAAAAACTCCATCAGCGTGTTGAATTGCGAGTCTCTTCGCTCCTGGCTTTTGTCTGTGGGCTTTCCTATTTTTTCCATTTATACCATGTATTGTAAAAGAGCATTCATTTAGCCGTCAAGTAGCAATACGCATTATACCATGAAATTGCGGTAGAAATAAGTTTTTTATCAACTTCATATTTGTGTACTTTGGGCATATCGCCATTGGAATCAAGCTGCACAAAAAGAGCTGTATTGTCAACTTTAATATTGTTAAGGTCGGCGAGCAGCTTGTATAGCGCAGCTTGAATCGGCCACTTTGTTGAGTCTGCAGCTACAGTACATTTAAAATCGGTTATGAATAAGCTGGCCGATCCCTTAAAATTTGCAAGCATATCAATACAGCCAGTGAGGTTCATGTGCTGGTCATAAAGTCTTTTCTCGGGGTCTACGGGCTGAAGACACGTTGCCTTTTCCCATTTAAGATATGACTCAAAATATTTTTCTTCCTTGTCCGTAATTGGTATAAATTCGTTCATAACATGCGCCTTAATCGCCTTATGAACCGATGTTCCCAGATCGGCCTTGCGCTGAAGCACGCCTTCGTTAATGTTGTACATGGGGTAGCCCCACTTCCCGTCGGGCGACTGAGAGGGGATCATGGCTAGAATATGGCTTACGCGTATCCATTTGGGGTCGATGTCAGTCATTGAACGCCACAATTAAGTTGCCAACAGTCAGCCAAGTGGAGACAATCAAAGTAAAACAGCCGCTCGTTTGGGCCCATGTTAAGTCAAAAACACTCCACAGGCCAAGGCACATTAAAAGGCTTGTTGTTAGAGGGTCTTTTAAAACACTTCGTATAATCCTCATTCGGGCTCCTTTTCCTATTGATTATATATCTCGCTATACATATAATCAAGGCCAAAGTGAATATAGGAAAGGTTATGTTTGATGATAGAGAATTGATTTGGCTTTTGGCGTTTATAACGGAAGAGCTTAGGGTTGCAGAAGAAACCCCAGCTCCGGCAGTAGTCGTACAAAGGCTGAGAGGAATAAAGAAAAAACTTGAAAAGATGTATATAGAGGCCACCACCACATGACATTTAAAGACTGGCTTGCCCTTCACGGCCTCAGTTTAAACGCCTTTGCTAGGCTTACAGGCTTTTCTGTCGGCGCAATACACAATTTAACTTTAGGCACGCCTCCCTTACGAAAAACCGTCATAAAACTTGTAAGAGTCACCAAGGGCTTTAAGCAGCCCATTACCTACGACATGTTCCCTCAAGTCTATTGCAGGGGATCACATACGCTCATTTCCTCGGAAGAAGCGTTTGGGACAAAATCTGCATGAAGTCTATCGAGAAATATTTAGAATGGAGACTTAAAAACAATCATAAAGTCTGGATAACTTCGGACAGCGTCGTCTGTTGGATCGTTGGTTTTCTAGATGGCGTCTTGTTTGTGGTTCTTTGTATGATTGTCTCTACCATTCTCTGGCTTTTCTTAAAATAAAACAGGCGGCGGTGTAGCCGCCTGAAAACAAAGAAAGGAGCACTCTTACGTGCAATTCTCACCGTATAGGATTGGGGAGATTTAGGTCAACGAAAAGGTTTAAGTGGATTTTTTAACAAGATCTTGTTTAGCATTAGGGCTATAAATGAGAAGGGAGCCCGCCAAGACCCCCTCGAGAACATAGTACGCTTTGATCTGCCTACTATATTAGTTCGAGGGTTTATTTTCCAACAACGAAAATAAAAACTTGCCTCCCTTCTCCAACTTCAAAGGAGAAGTTTGTGTCACAATCACTACCTAGAGACTTTAAGGGCATTTGGATTCCAAAAGAACTTTGGCTGGATAAAAGGCTTTCACTCTTAGAAAAGGCTTTATTGGCTGAAATAGACAGCTTAGATGGCCCAGATCATTGTTATGCAGACAACTTATATTTTCAAAACATGTTTAATGTTAAGGAGCGCACAATTTCAGAAACCATCTCAAGGCTGAAAAAATTAGGCTTGTTGGAGCAAGTCAGCTTTGATGGCCGAAGACGTCAAATAAAGTCAAACCTCAGAACTGTATATGCAAAATTTTACGGGTCTGCGTCGCAGCAGAATGTAGTATCAAACCAAAATTTTACGGGTCTCCCCCCTCAAATTTTGCCTTGTCAGCCCATAGAGGAGCCTATAGAGCGGGAGAGAATAGATGAGATAATAAAGGATAAAGAAGAGGAGTCAACAGTCTCCGCTGACGCTTCAACCCTTACTTCTGAATTTATTTCTTTACTTCAAAAGGTTCACGGAAAAGAGGCTGTCAACCCGAACATACAAAGCTGGAAAAAGGAGTTTGACCGTCTTCTCAGGATCGACAAGAAAGACAAAGACCTTGTCCGAAAAGTCATGAACTGGGCTGTACAAGATCCCTTTTGGCAAACTAATATCATTTCACCCAAAAAACTGCGCCTGAAATTTTTAACACTTAAATTGCAAATGGAGTCCCAATGGAAAAAGCCGACACGCCGTCCGAAGCAAGACTTAATGAAATCAGATCCCTCAAGTACTGCCAACCTTACGGAAATAGATATGCTGAAGCTTCTCTATCAAGAGTGATGATGGGAAGCGAAGATGCCAAAAAAATGAATGATTGGATTAAGAAGCGTAAGAATTTTCTTGTTTACATCGGGAATCCGGGATGTGGAAAAACCTACTTCGCCGCCGGGCTTATGAATCTACATTTAGACAAGCCTATTTACAACTCAGCCCGCTTTTTTAACGAAAGACAGCTGCTATCAAAAATAAGAGAGGAAATGGAATTTGGATCATACCAAGAGATTTTGAGATATGCGACGGACGATGAGCTTTTAATTTTAGATGACCTTGGTTCTGGAGGGTTTGGAGAGTGGGGGCGAAATGTTCTTTTTGATCTAATTGATTCTAGATATTCTTCTATGCTTCCAACATTAATCACAACAAACTTGACTGAATCATCTATTAAAGAGGAGTATGGGGAAAGGATGTCCAGCAGAGTCTTTGATAAAGGCAGCGTTGTAATACAAATCAACGGAAAAGACCTTCGCGCAAGAGAGAATTAATAGGATGTTCAAAAGGAGTATACCATCGACAAGAAAATGAGAAAGCAAGTGGGAAAGCCTCTCAAGAAAGCAGAGAAGCTTGTACACAAGGCCGAGAAAGCCAATGCGAAGTTAGCTAACTACGACGAGAAGGTTAGAGATCCGATGATTGATAAATATAAGAAGATGAAGAAGAAATGCAAATGACCGACGACAGCCTTTACGGAACAGAGATTATACTTAATGAAGGCGTGAAATTTGTTGGAACTTTCGATACACCCGAAGAAAAAGAACGCTTTAATGCGCATATTGAAAGCTGTCAGTGGCTATTTAAGCTTTGGGCTGAAGCAATAGAGAAAGATTCTAAGAAGAAGTGCAAATGAAGAAAAGGCTTATGAGGTTGTTTCATTCTATTTTCGGGCACAAATGGAAAGAAATCCCAGCACCCGAACTATTGCCTGAATATTTTGGAAAAAAAGACCCGAATAGATGTTTTTGTAAATGCGCATGTGGGAAATATAAAGGATTTGAGTAAAAACGAAGAACCGTTGTAACTAATTAATTGACCTGTTATGGGGTAGAAATAGCCTTAACCAAACAGGAGATTACTTATGAGACTTCCTTTAATTAGCACACTGATAGCCTTAACTTCCATCGCATCAGCCTATGAATCCTTTCAGCAAGTAAGCGCCGGAGTTAAGTCCTACGACTGGGAATCATCCTACATTAAGCTAGATCATCAATCACATTTCAATCCTTCGGATGTCGACTCAACCATATTCCAACTGACTCATACGATGGCATATAAATATCTTCAAAATGACTTCGGCCTTGGCTTTCGCCACAATCTTGGCGACTTCACAATTGGCACGAACTTTTACTATACGATGACATCACAGCCCGCGATTTTGCTGCATCAACTTAGCCCCGGCATTGAAGTTCTGTATGGCAAAGCCCAGATCTTCTACAACGTCTATCTGCCGACTGCAGACCAGATAACGAACCCTGTATCTGAGCTTGGGATTAATATTCATCCGATTGATGAAGTAAAGCTCGGGCTCTATCCATTCTATGAGCATAACGCTAAGGCTTGGGGATTAAACATCGCAGCTGCCTATACACACAACAAGCGCTTCGAGTTCACCATAGCGCCCTTCATTAAAGGCGCCGACAAAGGTTGCGCCTTTTCAGTCGGCATGAGCTTTGGGGATACAACTAAAAAGCAAGATGCTGCACATAAGAGCAATAATATCTCATATCACACAGAAAAGGCCGTACCTCCGATCTATCTTAATCAAGTTGATTTTGTCGAGCAGCCAGTTCAGCCTGTACAACAGCCTGCAGAATCAAAGTCACAAAAGCCGCCTCAAGAAGTGCCTAAAAGCTGGTGGGGAAGCTATTTTACCACTATGTCTAAAGCAAGCTGAGAATCTTTTTGTTGTGCTTTTTGTAGCGTACTTCGTATCTCGTATACTAAGAGATTCAGGTCGTTTACCTTGATCCACAAGTCTAGATAGACGAGGAAGGACATGAGGAAGGCTATCATTATGATTGTAAATCTGACGTTTATTTTGATAAGCATTTTGGTTTTTAGATCTTAAGGATCAGGATATTATTTGACAAATTTTATCGATAAGAGCATTTCGTAGGGTAATATGGCTCCTCCAAAAAAAGAATTGAACGAAGAAGTTATTCACGAGCTGGCTTCAATTCATTGCACTATGAAAGAAATAGCTTCAATAATGAAATGTAGCGTCGATACTCTCGAGCGTCGATACGCGGACATCATTAAAAAGGGGCAAGACGAAGGCAGATCATCGCTTAGGAGGGCTCAATATAAGTCTGCTATGGGAGGCAATGCTACGATGTTGGTATGGCTCGGCAAGCAGCTATTAGGCCAGAAGGATTCAACCACGGAATCAGTCCCGCAAGAGACAGTTAAAAACTTTACTTGTATCATGTCTCAACTTGCGGATTTCCAGAAATTAAGGCATAATCCTCAGCAGGAAAAACAAACGACTGAGGGTGATGGAAATGAACTATGAATTCTACGGCGTTGCTGTTGCGGGGCTAGTGATCATTTGGATTATGTTTTGGAGTCTGAAAAGAGAGACAAAGAAGCAATTCGATCACCAAACGCGCGTCAATGAAGTTTATTATGATGGGATTAGGTCAGAGTTAAATATCCTCGTCCTTTGTATGAGAGACATCAATGAACGCATGGCCTTTCTCGAAGCTGCTAATATCTATACGATGCCCGCAGAGCCATCACAGCCTAACCCAAGAAGCATGGCAGCTAGAAAGATGCATGAGCGAAGAAGACAGAGGAAGCTGGAGAAGAAGAGCGAATGAGTCAACCTCCATTTAATCCTTATGATTTAAGCCCTGGTAGAGAGCTTAAACCTAAATGTGGGTTAATATGGCATCAAACCCAATTCGTTTGCTCTGATAAGAACTGCGATGTTATATCATCGGATTGCAAGGGGTGGCGAGTGATCGAGCGATATAAGCTCTATTTCTGCCCCGATTGCGTTAAGAAGCATAAGGGACGGATCAAGGAAGGGAGGATAGTGAAAAATGGGTAGTTTAATCGGAATTTTCATAATTGCGTTGATTGGCAATCTAATAGGAAACTTATTGTATCATTTTTGGTCTAAAAGGAAAGCTAAATAATGGATAAACTTGAAATAGGAATCAGCAACTTCGAAGAATACTATCTTAAGTGCCCCAAATGTCTTCCACAAGACCACACAGGTCAATTCTGTCGGTGCGAGAATCGAAACATGATAATAGCGAAAGAAGCGCGAAAGAGGGGCAAAAGCTCTTGGGTAGAGAATGAAGGTTAAGTGATGGATGAAAAACCTACAGAAATTACGCGTGACGATGTCGATCGATTCGTCGAGACTTTAATGAAACAAGAAATACCTAAATATCAATGTCGTAAATGTTCGCAAACATATTTTCAGAGCTATGGAAGCCACATTGAATTCTGCGATGAGTGCTGGTTTGCTCAATTTCCAAAAGAAGAAGTTGAGGCTTTTTATAGGAGTTTTTTTTGAATGATTAACCCTGAAAGCCCTAGAATGCGTTGGATTCTCCTAAAGTTCCTAAAGGACTCGTTGGACTTCTTATCTGATGACTCCACAGCAAGGAAAACTCAAAGGAAGGCGTGGGCTAAAAGATGGCAGAAAGAGAATTTAAGCGCCGATAGACTGAGTAAATGGCTTCCTGATGAAGATCAATTTGAAGAGGATGAATGTCACAACACGGACCCATAGAAGAGGCAGCTTTAACCGCCGAGCTTTGCAAGACTATCGTAATAGAAGACGAATTCCAAACTGTCACAGAAACTAAAGGCGGCAGGATCACGACGATGAAGCCTGACTTTATGGAAAAAATGAAAGCGAAACCATTATGGCCTTCGATTTTTGATAGCATCCCATGTTATGGATCACATGGAGATGGTGATACTCCCGAAGGCAAGTGGAAACGGGAAGATTGCCTCGATTGTCAAGAAAGATTACGCAAGGCAGACGAAGAATCGAAGCAAGACACTCAGGTGTCCTAAGTTGGTGTAAGTCCAACGCCTTGCACCATATTGTCGACGCCGACAGAAAGGTAGGATATATTTGAAAACACAAATAGAATGGATTGAGGCCACAAAGCCGAATCTTATAGGAATTGATGGAGTTAATATTCTTATTTGCTACGGGAAAGGCTATGTAACTGTAGGATATTGGAGCGAAATTGACGAATGTTTCTTTCAAACTGCAGATCTCTTAACTGATGTTCCCGACGTGAAATATATCGCTGCACTTCCTGATACGCCTTTTACTAAATATATGAAACCATCCCCGGCGGTTCCTGATGGGCGTGAAAATGTTTAGGCATTTTCAGTAGGGTTTGATTCCCTTGCTGGGGCTTTATTTTTTAACCGTCTTTTAACAATAAAATCGCTATATTTCAGCCAGTTTTCGTCATTTTCTTCTGAGGGATAGAATTGTTGCATAAGTTTCAGAGACGCTAATATTTGCTCTTCCGCTCGCATTATTACCGTTTCTGCAAAATTTCTATTTATATATTCCTTCAAGTCTTCATCTTCTATTGTCATTAAATTTATCCTTATGTATATCCCAAATTAACTAGCCCAGTTAACACCGCATGGCCTAAAAACCATGTGGGGGCCAGTCACTCGTTTGCCACGTTACAGCTTATCGCAGGTATGCGTTAAATCCAATATTCGCTGAGATTGCGTTACATCTCAACCGATATGTCTGAGAACGGACCGTAATACGTCGTCGTCCACGGATCAGCCAATCACAAACATTCAACCTAAATAGGTTTGAAATGTCTACGATTACAAATACGTCGAACCTTGGTCCATTGATCCTCCAGTCGCTTGCGCCTGCGATGCTCTACGTTCCAACTCCGACGATGAACTATATCACCATCTGCGATAAGGTTTCCATGCCTTCCAATGGTGGAACGACTTGTAGGTTTATGCGGCCAAGAAGCTTGCAGCCACCTACAATCCAACTTGGCAACTCGGGGATTGATCCCCCAGCCCAAGTACCACAACGAGATATCATCGACGCTCCAATGGCGTTCTTTGGTACTGGTTGCATCATCAACGAACAAGTTATTCTCCAAGATCAAGAGGGCGTGCTCGCTTGGGTATCTGAGAGATTAGCTGTTGCCATGAGACAAGCTGAAGATCTTATCCTCAGAGATTACATCATTTCTGCCGCTTCGGAGCTAAATGCCGGAGGGGGTACAAATAACGATAATCCTACGAATTTGGGACTGTCAGATTTTTCTCTCGTTGCTACTACATTAGACACAAATAATGCGTACAAATTCATGTCCGGAATCGAGGGCATGGACCGCTTTGGAACGGGCCCAATTCGTTCTGCCTATTTCATGCTGAGCTCTACAGAGCTTCAGTCTGACTTTGACGGACTTGTTGGACAAGGGGTTGTAAATAACTGGAATTATCCAAATAACAGTTCTGCACTTCCGTCTGAGTGGGGCAGCGTATATAATTTACGCATCCTTACTTCTTCTGAAGCACCCGTTGCTCGTGGCGCATCTGCCATGAACAACGACGTTTACTACAATACGATTTGTGGAAAACAAGCGGTAACTCACATCAATCAAGATGGATATTCCATGAACTTGATTTATCGTGATCCTTACTATTCTGGAATGTTAGCCCAAAATGCGACCTTGGCCGTTAAATTCGCCCAAGCGCAGGCTGTCACCCAAGATACGGCCATCCGTAACTTGCTCTGTACACGTCTAACCAACTTAGGAGTGTAATATGGCAGAATATTCAAGAATCGCAAGAGGAAGCTTTACTCAAGCCGCAACTGGTAACAACGTGCCGATTTATCTGCCGTTCCAACCAACACGCGTAGACTTAGTAAACTACACAGCATACGCTAACTTTGCCGCATCTGACATTCCCGATGCACATTGGGATGTCTCTATGGGACAAGGCACTGCCGCTGTCACCTATGTAGGGTCCGGACCTGTGTTTTCAACTGCTGTTGTTACCGCTAACGGTATCAGCACATTTGGAGCAGGACTGTCGCTACAATTCGGTGCTAAACAACAAATTGCGTCTATTGCGAAAGCAAGCCCAACTGTTGTTACAACTGCATCTGCTCACGGCTATAACGTGGGTGATGTTGTGATGTTAGAGGGATTATACCAATCTTCAACGACTGGTATGCCTCAGATGTCAGGAATGGCATTCCAAATTACTGCCGTTGGTAGCACAACTACCTTCACAGTGACTTGGAACTCTAACCAGTCTAACTATACCGCTCTTTCAGGATCACCAACTGGCGCATATGTAATGAAGGTTTTAAACCCTTTCTTGTATCTGCCTGGAGTGAACTTCATCGAGGCGATCAATACAAGCACTGGTTTGATCACAACAACAACAAACCACAATTATGTCGTCGGACAGCAAGTGGCGTTTAGAATCCCAACAGCTTGGGGTACTACACAGCTCAACTCGCTACCTGATAACGTAATTCCTGGACAACCAATTTACTATTATGTGTCTGCGGTGAACTCTAATACCACATTCACAGTTGCAGGATTCCCAACAGGGGCTTCTGCATACACATCAAACATTGCAGTAGCTTCTGTGCCGGGCTTAACGCCTCCACAAGTTGTCGCAGTAGGCGATGTGAATAGTGGTGGATGGCCATATACAGGTGGAAATCTGTATCCAAGCCCATCGTTCCCAACATTCTCTGGCGGAGTGTCTACGATCAATGGTCCTGCTATTCAGGGCTCATTCGTAAATAACACACGTCAAGGGTTCATAATTGGATCTGGAAATGCGTCATATCAAGGCACACCTGATACATCATCTCACTTGTCTGGAGAGACTAGCGATGTGATCTATTGGATTGCGATGTTGACTGACATGTAATCAGCTTGTAAATAAAAGTTGATATATGCATTTTGAGGACGAGGGCTAAAAGACTCGTCCTCTTTTATTTTAGGCAGGCATGGCGATAGTAGGTCCGGTAGCTTTATACAACAATGTTCCGATTGAACCACAGTATTATGCACCGTGGCGATTCGTGATATCGGCTATCACACTAGGGGTGACGACCACTGTCACTATGGTCATTCCGGCAATCACGACTCTAAACTACGTTGTAGGCCAGCTGGTCAGACTAATCATTCCACCAACATTCGGATGTAGACAACTTAATGAGAAAACAGGCTATGTCATCGCGGTAAATCTCCCTGATCAGGTCACTTTAAGCATTGATTCAACGAATGCTGACGCTTACATCGCATCTTCCGCTACGACTCCAGCTCAGATTCTCGCTGTTGGCGACATTAACAGCGGCGCAATAAACATGAGTCAAGCAACGACTACGTTTATCCCCGGCAGCTTTATAAACATCTCACCAAACTGAGGAAATTATGACAGACAACAAACCAAAAGTAAAGAATATGAATTCAGCTTCCGAAAGAGAGCTGGACAAAGTGAAAGAGCAGTTCGATAACTTCGACGCTCAAGTTAAAGAAATGACAATGGACAGAATGAGCGAAGCTCCGAAGCTGGAGGCTGAGCCACAGACTAAGATGTCGCAAAATGAGCTTGCTAAGTCGAAGGATATCTATCTTAAGCCTGACAAGGTTATTAGCTGCAGAGAGAAGTTTAACGAGAAATACCGAGAGGATTTCAACTTTGGTAAGGAATACGTCCAGTTCGTTGGCGAACACAAAGAGCTTATCGGTGAGAACATTGAGATCTGGACAAAGCCTTTCGCTGGCGTTCCTGCAGAATACTGGATCGTTCCTACAAATAAGCCTGTGTGGGGTCCACGCTATCTTGCCGAGCAGATTAAGCGTAAATCCTACCACAGATTAACCATGAAAGAATCAGCCGATCCTAGCAACTATGTCGGATCTAATGGTGCTGGAGCTATGTACGGCAAAATCGTTGCTGATACGACTATCCAAAGAATTGACGCTACGCCTGTGTCGAAACGCAAGTCCGTATTCATGGGCGGTAACGAGTTTTAACCATACAAAAGGAGATTAATATGGCTAAGAAAATGTGTGAAAAAAAAGGAATGAAGCATGAGAAAGGTTCTAAGAAGATGGATAAACATGCTGAAATTCCTATGCACAAGAAGAAAAAGAAGTAAGGCTAAAAAGCCCAAATGATGATATGATATCCTCCTAATTTTGGAGGATATATGAAAGAATGCAGATGTTGTAAGCAAACGAAAACTGATAATGAGTTTTATAAAAGAGCTAGGAATTTAGACGGGCTATACTCGTATTGCAAGGAATGCACTCTTAAGAAAGATTATTACGATAAAAGAGAACATGTTTTAAAAATAGCTGCGGTTTATAGAGACAAAAATAAACAGAACATCTCTCGCAGAGAAGCCGAAAGAAGGCTAAAAGACCCTGAGAGGTTTGAAAAGGATAAGTTAAAACACCTCAAGTGGTCACAAAAAAACAGATATAGGTTAAATGAATGGCAAAGAAATTGGTATCAGAATAATAAAGAAAAAAGACGGGCACATGTTGTGCTCAGTAGAGCAATAGGAAGCGGAAAAATAATGAGACCTAATGAATGTTCGGAATGCAAAAAACAATGTAAGCCCGATGGACATCATTTAGATTACAACAAGCCTCTTGAAGTTGTTTGGATTTGTAGAGCATGCCATTCAAGAAAGTCTCCAAGGACGGTAATTAGATGAATTTGTTGTCCGATATTCTGACTTACATACGTAGAATAATTAAAAGTCCATCGGATGCAACTATAACAGACAACTTGTTGATAGATTATGTCAACCGTTTCTGGTTGGCCGACGTTGATGCTCGTCTTCAGCTTTTCGATCTAAAGACAACCTATCAGTTCCAGACTTCCCCAGGTGTTGATCAATATAACATGCCGCTGTATAGCCTACAAACCGAAGGGACTGGCACAGGATCGTCCTCCATTAGCTTCTACCCCGTGTATCAGGGATTCATGCCCTATTGCCGCATTGGTGGTGTGTCGGTCGGATTCTACACGCAAAGAAGCCAATTCTTTCAATATTGGGACAACTACATCCAACCTTACGAGACGGTAGGAATAGGCAACGGTGGCGCAACTTATACACTTCAGATCCCATTTGCTCCGGCCTCACAGACTGCGGTTAATCAGATTCCCTCGGGCATTCTTAGAGGTCACGTTGATATTACGGGGATTGTCGCAACGAATCAGAACGTAGACCCACCGATTACAGCAGCCGGACCATCATCTAACTTCCAACAAATACCCGTTACAAGCGCCATTCCTGCGGTTTACTTTACGACAACCGATGCCACGGGCGCTAACGTCATTGTGGCGGACTCAGGTCAGTTCCTAGAGGGGAATGTAAACTATGGCCTTATGATGAGGCCCGGTCCAGCTCCGTTCGGTAATGTGGCTTTGAATGGTGGTTATTCGACTACATCAAACACTTTCAATTACAACACAGGGACCGCAACGATTACCTTCACAGATGCGTCGGGCGCAGCATTAAATATTCCACAAGGCCAGCAGATCAATGCTCAGTGCTATTACTTCAATCCGGGCATCCCTAGAGCGATTCTATTCTACAACAACGTGCTAACGCTGCGGACCGTACCTGATACTCAATATTTAGTTGAACTTGAGGGTTATCTATCCCCGGCAGCGTTCTTAACCAGTGGGCAAGCGATACAGTTCGCTTATATGTGCGAGTACATAGCTAGAGGCGCTGCAAGAAAGATTCTATCCGATACGGGCGATACCGAGCAGTTTAACTTTTATGAACCGCTGTTTAGAGAGCAGGAGATGCTTGTCTGGAAAAGAAGCCAGAGACAGTTCACAAGTACGAGAACACAGACCCTTTATAGCCAAGGTAATGACCGAGGCACTATGGGCAATAACTACGGAGTGGGGACACCTTAATGGGAATATCATACGATCCAACTAAGCCAGCGGCCAATGATAAGCCATCTAATGATCAAGCTCCGATGCAAACAAACTTCGCGTCCATTAAAACTTTGATTGATGTGGACCATGTGGACTTTAGCAATGGAAACTATGGAATGCACCAATGGGTTCAATTGCCAGTTCCCTATGCCGCTGGAACAACTGTTCCAGTTCCAAGATTGTTTACAAATACTGTGGATGGATTGGGAAATGCTTTACCCGGATCACTAGCTCAATTCTTTGCGTATAATGCAGGTGTTGCAGGCCAAAGTTCATCTAATTATATCTCTAAAGCCCAAGGCAGCGTACTGTTGTTTGGGGGTATTATACTTAAGTGGGGAACGTCTGCGGCTGCAACAGATGCAAGCACACAGAACTTCGTTAATGCTTTTCCAAACAATTGCTTCAATGTGCAGGTTACAATAAATAAATCGAGCACATTGGCAACAGTTGGAACTAATGGATTTACCACTACAGGATTTACATTCAGAACTTCCGCCTCTGGCGGCGTACCCATCACCTATATCGCTATAGGCAACTAATATGCCAGAGCAAATCTACATTGGTAACTTTCCCAAAGGGCAGTTAACCGATAGACTGCCATTCAATATTGATAACAGTTCATTCCCGAACCTATTCAACATGTATTGCTGGCGCGGGAGATTAAAGCGCAAGAGGGGCACGCGCCTGCTAGGCCAGATGCAGATTCAAGCAGTTATGTCGGCATCTCCTACAGCGTGGCAGCTTTTGGGATTTAGTCTGGTTTCAGGAGCAGGCAATCTCATTACAACCTATGGATTCGGGGATACTGCAACCATTGTGCCGGGATCTGTTTCTTTAGTTGTTAATTCAGATCAAACTTATATAGACGCTAGAGATGGCACTCTCTCAGGTTCAAGCGGTGGAACAGGAACAATAAACTACGCTACAGGTGCATTTACAACGTCTGCTGGAGCAAATAATACAGTAACCGGATCGTTCTCATATTTCCCCGGTAATGTATCTGAAGGGCAGCGCGACTTTATTAATCAATCAGAAAGCCTATTTCCGCTGATGCTGTCATTCGATACGACGAATGCCTATCAAGTCAATCAAACGAGTACGCCTTTCTTCTATAACGTAACCTTTTATAAAGGATCACAAGTTCCCTTTGAATGGTCGGGGCAAGACTATCAGCAATTCTTTACAACGAACTATCAAGGCGCATTATGGGCGACAAATGGAAAGGCAGGCTTTAATTTTCTTTCTGGAACTTATGATAATTCTGGTGGTCATGGCGGAAGCGGATCAATGAATATATGGTTTGTTTTTAAGAACGGAGTGGCTGATTTTACTACGCTTGTCATTGGAGACAAACTATTCTTTAATGAATGGGCGGCTGGCGGAGTAACACTTAACGGTATTGTAGGAACTGTTAGCGATGTAACAAATGCAGCATCGGGAAATTATAAAGTTACTTTTGCTGCAAATCAAACAGTTTCTAGCACTGGCATTGTGCAGCTTCTCACCAACTCAATAGGCTCTCAAGATGGAATCAAATGGTATGATGGCGATCCTACTAACGGCTCTGGCGTTCCTAATAGTACTGGACTTGGATGGGTAAATTTTGCTCCCCCACTGACTGCAGCGACAGTAGCCATTGATGGAAGCTCGACTCAAAAGTGGTATTTAATCGGAGCCGTCGCAATTGCAGCATTCAAGGATAGACTTGTATTCTTTAACCCTACAATTGGAACAAGCTCTGGTATGGTGCTGCCGCTTCAAGACACGGCCTTATGGTCATGGAACGGAACGCCTTATTATGCCCTCCCTGTACCATCCAATCAAACTGCCGATGTTAGGGCTTATTACGTTGACCAGACGGGTTTAGGCGGCTATTTGCCAGCGGGAATCTCTGCGCCTATTGTGACCGTCTCCAACAATGAAGACGTATTGCTAGTCGGCTTTGGTGGAGGCAGAGGAAGAAAGGCAAGGTTTGTCTACACTGGTAACGATCTCCAGCCATTCTTATGGTATAGCATTAACTCTGAACTGCCCTCAGATTCTACATTCTCGTCTATCACGCTCGATAAAGGTGCGCTTGACATTGGAACGTATGGCATATCAATGACGGATCAGCAATCAAGTCAGAGAATTGATCTTGATATACCTGATTCAGTATTTCAGATATCGAGCATTAATAATGGTCTGCAGAGGGTTAATTCTGTACGGGACTTCTTTAGGGAATGGGTTTACTTTAACTATCCCATCAATAACAGCCAGTGGAAATACCCTACGCAAAGCTTTCTGTTTAACTATCGAGATAACACATGGGCCGTTCTCTATGAAAACTTTACTAGCCAAGGGACATTCCGATATACGACAGGCGAGACGTGGGCTACCCTTCTATATGATAACTGGGATCAATGGGTTGATCCGTGGAACTCTGGAACCGCATCGGCTCAATTCCCGAACATAGTAGGCGGCACTCCACAAGGCTATGTGATGATCAAAGGCGAGGGGACGGGCGAAGGTCCATGTTGCACAATTTACGCGATTGCTACGGCCAATGCAGGGACTGCAACGCAGATTACATCGTATAATCACTGTTTAACTGACGCAAATCCGAATACATATGCGGGAGACTTCATCTACATTACGGGTGCATTATTGAACTCAAACATTACGGGGATAACCCAAGCAAATCCCTGCGTTATAACAACGAACAATAATTTTACTGTAGGTGAGACGGTAACAATTAGTAGTGTTCAAGGCATGACACAGCTAAATGGAAACTCTTACATCATCTCAGCGGCGTCGGCAACAAGCATTACGATTAATGTAGACTCAACAGGATTTAGCGCCTACACAACTGGAGGAATTGTCAATCTAGTTGGTCAATTCAATGGGCTGATAGGTAAAGTAATTCAGGTGGTAGATGCGAATAACTTCGTTGTGGATATCGCCTTCCCATCGGGAACATATTCGGGGTTGGGAGTATTCGCTAAGCTGTCGCAGCCATTCATGCAAACTAAACAGTTTAACCCATATTGGGATCAGGGAAGACAGGTCCGTCTTTCAACTCAGAAATATCTCATGGACTATACTTTTAATGCTCAAGTAACAGTGAACGTAAATTTGAGCCAAGACCCCGATACAGTGTGGAATACGAACCAAAATGACGCGCTAGTATATTCTCAGATCATGTACACTTGCCCAGAGAGCACAAACTTGGGGCTTACGCCAGCGAATACGAATCTTCAGATGCCGACGGCACAGAGTCAGTATCAGATCTGGCATAGGTTTAATACAAGCTTGATAGGGGATAGCGTGCAGATAGGATTAACTTTGAGCACACAGGAAAGTGCGCCGGGGCTAAGAGATGCTCAGATGTATAATCTTGATTATGCAACGAGTGAAGTCACGCTGCATGGGATAAACCTCGTAGTAGAGAAAGGACCGCATTTAGCATGATTGATTTTTTAGAAGTTAGAAAAATCTCACTAACCCCAGAAGAAGCCGAACAAATATCAAGATTAAATATTGGAGATCATTTTACATTTCGCTGTACAGAATATGTTTTAACCGAAATTAAAGATAAAGAACCGGTCTGGGCACTTTTACCTGAGATTAAGAATGACCACAACAACTGAACTCCCCCTATGGACTTCATTTGACATTGCTAATCCTAAGCGAGGCGTAAATCTCATTATTAGGCTTAAAGATGGACGCGAATTAAAAGGTCAAAGTTGGCACACAGAGCTCATATTTGATGATGTTTTTTCCGATAAAATTGAAGGCGGACATTATGATCTTCAGATTCAGTCTACCCATTGGAAGTACGCATGACCACAACAACTAACCTCCAATTCTCACCCTATCTAAAGACCCAGTGGCAGTTTCCTAACGAGGATGTACGCGGTCTAGCTACCCAAATTGACATCTCATACATCGACATCTCATCTAAGGTTAACGCCCGAACCATCGGAACATTTGCCACTAACTTTCCTCTAGTAACAGGAGAGCGCTGGTATCTCTCAGGATCGTCCACAGGACAACAGACTTTGCGTCAGGTCTATCCTTTTACTGCTGCGGGTAATATAGCGCATGGGTTAAACTTCGCTGCCATAACCACGTTTACGAGGATCTATGGCGTATTTACAGATGGGAGTATCTATTATCCGCTGCCATATGTTGATGTTGTGGCTGCGAACAATCAGGTCAATGTGGTCGTTAATAGCGCGAATATTGTCGTGACTGCGGGAGGAGGAACTCCTCCAAGCATAACGAGTGGGTATGTTGTGCTGGAGTGGTTAAGCCAATTCTAAAGGAGTTTTATGCCTTGTATCTGTTATGGAGCCATGTCTGGCCAAGATGAATATGACGAATTTCTAAAAAGTGAAGAAGGAAAACAGGTCATGTTTCATATAACATCAGCTGCTGCTTTAATAAAATCACATCGAATTTCAGAAGAAGCAAAGCATAATATAAACAATATTGAATTTAGGCAGATGTTTGTGAAATGTCTGCTTCACATGCTTGTTGGGTGCGATGAAAACCAGAGGCCTAAAGCAACTGAGTAATGCACAGAAAATCGACATATCCTGAAAACATGCACAAAAAATACGGAAATATCGACATATCGCTCAATGAAGGAATCGAACCTTCGACACCCAAATTAACAGTTTGATGCTCTACCGCTGAGCTAATTGAGCAAAAAAAGAGCGAGGTCTATCCAGTTGCCTTTGTCTACAGGTCAGTAACATTTAGGGTTTTTAAGCCCAGTGCGCCTGCACGCTTGAGGGCCAACCTCACGGCTCCCTTCCTGGTTTACCAGACCTCACTCAAATGCCGTCGCTAGGATTCGAACCCAGGACCTTCAAGTTACAAACATGTTGCTCTGCCAACTGAGCTACGACGGCTTTCTATTAAGTTAATATTTGCCAGAAAAAAACACAAATGGCATACATAGAACTGTCCTATGTTGGTCTATTGTAAGTGCCCCCTGAACCGTAAGTAAGGGGGATTTTTATTTGTACTCCTTAAGATACTGCTCATAATCAATATGATTATATAGCATCCATTCTCTTATGTTCCTATAGCCAGTTACTTTTTCGAACAACTTTTCATTTCTAATGAATGGATATAGATACTGTCTCCTCGTCGCACGTAAAAATCTTAACCCACGTGCTTCCATGCAACGAATTCTTTCTTTGCAAATTCCCACCATTAGCGCTGCCTCATGAAGCGTCTTTCTTTTTTCATTAAAAAGCCCAAATCGATGAATGATAGCAAATTTTGCTCCTGGTTCATTTGGTCCAAAACTTTCAATTAGATCCCAATCATCTAAGTTCTCAGGAATTTGGAGATCAATAATGTCGATTGTGGGAAGTAATTCTCTATATTTTTCTCGTTGCTGCTCAAGATAATACGGTATTTTCTTTTCAAGCATAAGTTTAGAATATAATTATCGACCTCGATTTACCCTACAAGAAAATACTTGCCAGTGCTAATGTGAAAAAAAGAGGTTTGCCATGTCTGTACCAGCTCTATCTAGAAACCAAGGCTCTACAGGAAACAAGATCCCAAAAGGCTATTCTTCAGGGCGGCTTCAACAATTTACTCCAGAACAAGTCGATGTTTTCAAAAATCAGATGTCTTTCGTGTCACCCGGGAGTCAGTTATCTCAAATGGCCCAAGGGAATGACTTAGGCTTTGCGCCCCATGAGGATTACGCTAGACGGCAGTTTCAAGAAGCCACAAGCGGATTAGCTTCACAGTTCAGCGGTCTTGGTATGGGAGCTAGGCGTGGTAGCGGATTCCAGAATCAGGCTACACAAGGGGCTCAGGACTTCGCTAGTATGTTAGCTAGGCAGCGTCAGGGACTACAAAGACAGGCTTTAGGAGATTTGATGGGCCTGAGCAATTCAATTCTTGGTCAAAGACCTTATGAACAATTCCTTACTAAACAAGAACAGCCATTCTGGAAACAGCTATTGCTAGGAGCGACAAGTGGAGTATCTAATGCGGCTGGTTCGTTGTTTGGGGGTCTAATGCCTTGGAATAAACAACAGCAGCCACAACAGCAATCGGGCGGATTTCAGCCTGCCAGTTATTAGGAGATTAATATGGTTCAAATATTAGAGAACAATCCTACATTTAGCCAACAACTTGGAAGAGCTTTAGGCGAGCAAACTGGCAAGTTCGCATCGAACTTCGCTGAGGATATGGCACTAAAGAAAAGAGGTGTCGATGTTGCTGGACTTACTGGATATGCGCGGGATGTTGCAATTAAGGAAGGCATCAAACGTGCGGCGTTGATAGAACAGGGCAGACGCACACTTGGACCGCAAGGCGGCACAGCTCAAACTCAAGGTTCCAAGGCCATTCAACCCACACAGGCCGCACAACCTGCCGCTGGTGCAATGCCTACCTCAAGACAGCCATCTTCACAGCGTCCTCAAGGCGGAACATCTAAGATTATAATCCCTCCTGAACAGATCGAAGCAGAGGCCGCACGCAGAGGAACTGAAAAGCTTAATAGAGGCGTACCAACAGATCTACAAAGCGAAATTGCGCTTATCCAACAAGAGAATGCCAATGTCTCCCAATATCAAGGATATCAAAAAACCATTGGCGATCAGGCTGAAGCAGAATTGGGGAAAGTCTATAAAAGAGCAACCCCCGAAGAATCGGCCTATTTCCGAAGAAAAGGCGAAGGACTTGCAACACAGGGACTATCTCAAGCTCAAATTGATAGAGAGCTGGCACGCGATGCGCGTAATTTCACTAATCAGCTTAAAAAACTAGATGAGACTCCCGGCGCTAGAGCTCGCCATAAAGTAGGACAAGCTTTTAAAGGAACAGGAAGAACAGACGAACAGCGTCGCAGAGAGATTCAAGCGGCTGCAAAACCTCTTTTAGATGAAGGTCTTTACGAATCTGTTCGCAATCGCTTGCATAGCAATGGTTATGGACCAGAAGAAACCGAGTCTTTGATCTCAGATTTGAGTGAGCAAGCTAAAAAAAGCTTGAGCGATTTTAATGCACCTGCTGCACCGAAAGACAAAAACTTCAAATATAAATACAAAGAAGGTAAGAAAGAGGCTTTACAAGCCACACAAGATCCTACCTATAGAACATATGCCAACAATCCACAGGGCCAGCAAGAATTTGCTCAAAATCTACAAAAGACCTTGCAGAGCGATCCTAACACTAATCTGCTTCTCTTGCGCAAGGCATACGAAGACAAGGGCGTAGATTGGAATACATTTAAGCAGGAATTCGATAGTCTTTTAGAGAGTGGACAAATCCAATTGAACGACGACCAAATGAATATGAGCGAATATCTGCAAGAGCCTCCTTTGGATAGATTGGACAAGCTTTTAGCCGACTTTAACTTCATAGGTAGATAATGGCTATCGGCGCATTAGTTGGAAGCTGGACAGCAAAGACAATTGTAAAACAGATTGCTAAGAAGTTTCCCAAATTCGCTCCATATATTGACAAGGCTGAAAAAGCCGGATTCTTGGCTCCTTCGATATTGAAATCATTAATGGGTAAAGAAGCCCAATATCAAACAGAACAGGCCACTAGATCTGAAGATAGGAAGAAAACTAAGCGGAACTATGCTCTAGCGGCTTTAGGGCTAGTTGGAGGCGCAGGACTAGGCGCAGCCAAGCTCGCAGGCCGAGGGGCCGCAGCAGCCACACAAGCAGGTCAGCAGCCTATTCTTGGAACGACTGGACCTACAGCGCCTAATGTTCCACCGGCCGGAGGTGGCGGGGGCGGTCCGTCCGGTGGAGGATCGCCACTTCCTGTCGCTCCAAATGTTCAAAGAACTAACCTTCAAACTGGGGTGACAGAAAACTTACCGAAAGATGTCACAGGTCATCAAAACTATCCTGCTTTTAGAAACTTTGTCCAGAAACACGCTCAAGCTGGCCATAGCCCTGAAGAAATCGAATCAATAGCTAAACAGTCTAATGCCTTCTCCAATGTGGTTCAAGATATTGAAAAAAATACAGGCAAGCCCTTAGTTGAGGGTATTAGAATGATTACGGGTGGTTCTAAACCAGCAGCGACTCAAGGAGTCCCAACACAGGCGACTTCTCAACCAAAAGTTGTAGAAAAGGGAATAATCGTTAATACTCCGATGGGTCCGGGCGAAGTTCATAAAACACATGGCGACAATGCCTATGTTGAAATTAACGGAAAGCTCAAAAAAGTTCCGTTGTCTGAAGCAGAACCTCCATCTCAAGATATGGTAAATGTTGTAAACGACCTTCTTAAAATACCTGAAGTTGACCGTTCTTCTAATGTAGCTGCTTTCGGATATAATCCAGAAAGACAATTGCTTATTATGCAATTCCATGATGGGAAATTTTACACATATCACAATGTTACACCTGATATTATCGAAAGTCTAAAAAACAAAGATGCTACTCCAGTAACGTCTGGAGAGAATCAATTCGGCGCATGGAACCCAGACGATCCACATGGATCTCTTGGGGCTGCTTTGGATCAGTTTATTAAAAAAGATCCTAGATGGAAAAAAGCAGGTAAGGGACAGCCTCCAAATCCTAATTACTTTAATTATGAAACTGGTTATGATTACTGGCATCAATTAAGACGAAAGAGAAAGAAATGAAACATTCTGATGAAATAGAAGTACAGCTTGCAAAAGATGTCCAATATCTAATGGCTTCAATAAAAGCAGCTAAGAAAAAGAAGAAGAAAAAAGGGAAGAAGAAATAATGGCACGACATAAATATCATGAAAAAAGATTAGAGAAGAATGCGCATGGCGTATTAATGCGCGAGCCAAGATCAAGCACAAAGCCTATTTCAAGACCTACGCATACGCCAAAGGGTGAGAGAAAGGCGAGAAAGACGTATATATTGGCACAGAAAGCCAAGATCGGCAAGTAATCAATTGCCTATCGATCTCTGATATTCTGCTTCGATCTCTTCATAAGTTGTCGTCGGTTGCGATTCGATCATCTTCTGCGCCTCCATCTGGGCAATATAGTTTCTCAGCATCATGTTCTCATTCTGAAGGTGTGCAGCAATAGTTTGTTCATTTTTAAGAGCTATATTGGCATCAATTAAATTAGATGCTTTCATGCCGAGCCAAAGTGCTCCAAGTTCTAGTAATGTGCTCATGTTATTTCTCCTCTTTGTTTTCATTAACTTTCACTGTTTTATAATTATCATTCATATATTGCTTAGGAATCATTTTTATCTTTATAATATTGTGTATGTTTACACATGTTCCAATAAAAAGCAAAGGAACTACTATACACGATACAAACCAAACAACTTGATGAAAAGCTGGCCTATCATAAGATCTTTCATATTGAATATTTAAAAGCTTGACCGACCAAAACACTAGACCGCCTATCAAAATAATGCTGCCTATTACACTGAGATAAGCGATCAGGTTGTCAAACTTAAGAATATCTTCATCCATTTTGAGTTTTCTCCTCTGTAGTTTGTATTTTAGCCAATTCTTTTGGCAAATGGCCTTGCGCCATTAAAACAGCCTTTACTACAGCAAGGTCTTTTTCGATGGCAGCAAAACGATTGCTTACATCGCTGAATTTATGATTCATCCATAAAATTGAAGTAACAATACCTCCGATAACAATAACTGTGTCTACATGTTTTTTAACAAAGTTCATTTTTTACCTTTTTGTCTTGTTTATCGGCTATATCATAGAGTTTTTCTAGAGCTTCTTCAAGGTCTGTAAATTCTTCAAGTTCTATTTCTTCGTCCATAATATATCCGTTTCCGTCTATTATAACTGAAAGCAGAATTAAAGCAAGAAAAAAGAGGGGCTAAAGTGAAAGAAAATTAGACTAACCAACACCCGCCCCAAGCTCTAAAGACGTAATCTTCCCTTTAATTCCTGCATCTTTTCGTAAGCATTTTTTTGACCAGACGCACTAAAATCCCCAGCAGCGGCATAAGGCGCAGCCCCTACCCCTGAAGGCTGGTAGTAAGGACTTCTTTTATTAGCGTCAATTTTTTCCTGTATAGAAGCTTGCTTCTGCTCGGGCTTATCAACGCCAAGGGCCTTTATGTTCTCATAGACGAGCTTATTCCTTTCAAAGCCCTCTGGCATCCTTAAGATGTTTTCAGCAAGCCTTGGGTGCTTCTGCGCAAACCGCTCAATCGTATCAGCACTCATCACAGTCTCAAAATCAGCATTCTCTCTAAGATAGCTATGCTTTCTCTCAATCTCAATCATAGCAGCGGCCTTAGCCTCTGCTTTCTGATCAATCGTTTGCTCTATTTTGCTTTGAAACTTGTGCAGTTCTTTATTAAGTTTTCGACGATCGACATAAGGCTCATCGTCTTCCTTATCGTCTTCATCATCGGGATCGGCTCGCCGCGCTCGTTCTTGAGCAGCTCTTTCAGCTGCAATAGCTCTCTCTTCGGCTTGCTGTCTTGCGAGGCGTTCTTGTTCAAGTTGTCGTTCGTACATCTTACGTTGCTTTGAAAGATTGCTTTCAATGGTATCATTCTTAGCTTCCTGTGTTTGTGTTTGATCTTCTGACATGGTTATCCTTTTTGCTCTTGACGCTGAGCCGCGGTTGGATATATTGTCATGTAACATAATAAAATATTGAGGGCAAGTATGGATCTGGAAGAGTTTTTAAAGCAGATTGCCGAACTTAACGTTCGAGTGAAAGATTTTCAGAATCTTGATCGAATGATCTGTGCTGAAATAGGCATCTGGAGAAGACGTTATTTAGACTCATTGCCAAAAGATTCAATAGAAGAAAAAGATATTTTTGTTAGAACAGTTTTTGGTGCGGCTCCTGTAGCCGAAATTGTTAAAAAGTCGCCAGAGAAACTTATAGAAGAAATTCGTAAGGGCTATGATGAGCATCATCAAGATTGAGGATGCCTACCGTGAAGAAAGTGAATTCGAATGAATGCAAAAAGGAGTGTAAAAATGACTAGTTTAGAAGAAGTAAAAAAACAGATTGAATGTGGTTTGGTTCCTATTGAGTATGGAAAGATCACAAAATATATAAAAATGTCTCCGGAGCTTCAAAAGTCAATGATGGAAAGAATGACCGAATATGAAAAAGCTTCAAACGATATTTTAAAAGCAATTCTGGGGTCTGATGGACATTCAAGAGCTTGAGAAATTTTGTAACTATGCGAAGGTGGCAAATCCTCCATTCAATCCTTCTGAGGCTATTCTATGCTTAATAGATAAAATTCATTGGCTAGAGAGAAGAATTTCTTCTATGGAGCTTGAAAAAGAACCTTATGAAGACTAAGAGAAAATTGAATTGCGTCGATTGTAAAAAGGAAATCGATTACTTAGATGCTGCGCCTCACTGGGATTTAGAAAATCCGGATGCTCCAAAGGTTTACTCCTGTAAAGAATGTTTAGAGAAAGTTCCTATAGCAACTGAGAATCAGTTAATGAAGATGTTTTTGAGCGGATTTAAGAAAAGGATGGCGGATGAAAGTAACCAGAAGTGACGCTCACGACCGTTATTCCTACTACAAGAATCAAGATTTTGACATTGGCATCTGCTGCCAGAATCTTATCGACCAGCGTCCATTTGGAGATCATGCGTTCTATATCTTCGCTCACGCACGCACATTGGGACTTGATGAAAAGATCAAGCTCTATTCTTCTGGAAAATACGAAACGCTCGACAAAGTTCCTGAGAAAACTCTAATATGGCAGCCTAGACTTACAAAGCCCAAGGCTCAGACTAACTCGATGCTATTCAAGGCTTATCCCGGAACAGACAACATCAAGATCATTTGGATCATTCCTCCTAGAGAGATGTGGGATCAATACAAGAAAGGCAATATGACGGAGAATGAGACGATCTGCATTAGCATCCATGACTTTGAGCATAATAGGGATCAATTGGAAGCTAAAGAGCCAGATGACCTATCCGATGGGGCAATAGACAAGATTTACGAAGAAATAAGCAGAGAAGCAAGGAAGGGTAAGAATGTTTGAAGAAACTGAGGAAATCTTAAAGAGGATTTTCAAGTTTATAGAGTTTCACTTGGGAAAACCTATGCCAAGCTCTTAGGGGGCTTTTGGAGCTTCTTCGGAGCCACAGGATTCTCCCCCGGCGAATAAACCTGACGAATCTTGCCCATCTTAGCTGGGATAGCACGACCATAAAAGTCACCCATGCCGTGCTTAGTGTTAGCAGTATGGGCTTGTTTAACTCTCGATTTCTTCATGGTCAACCTTTTTGATTTCTATTTTTTTTAGACAATGAGGGCATTGTTTAACCAATGGAAGATCTCCGTCAATAAATCTAAATACTTCATCACATTCTGGGCAAATGGTTGTGATGACCTTGAGTGCTGTCATTATACTTCGTCAATTCTCATTGTATTGACGCGACCCATAGGCAGGCTTGGAGATGAAGTTTTAGGATTGCCTTCATGGCCAACAGGTTGTTTATGGCCTACACCATGAATAGTACCAGCATTCATAAAACAGCTCGATCTTTCATCATAAACTGGAGCATTAAAGTTCCAGAAATTTTTAATCGTTGAGTGCTTTTCTTCTTTGACTGGATCTTTAAAGCTAGTTTTCATGGTTTTTTTCATAGTTATACCTACTTATGATGGGTTATACTCAATTTCAGGCATAACCCAGTTAACTTAGTTTCTGTAGTTGTTCTTAACAGGATGGCCTTTCGCTTTAGAAATACCATGCTCTTGCTGAGATTTAATAGCTTCGGTTGTGTCTTCGTAAGTTCCTACAGCTCCAGCACCTTCGGCTGAACTTTCAGCTTTATGCTTTACA